CCTGAATATAAAAATATTACTTTTGTTAATCCTGATGATTCTGGGAATTATTATGCATGTTATAAATTAGGATGGTTTATAACTAATGGTAAATGGGATGAAGGAATATATCACCCAACAACCCCTAATACTATCCCACTAATTCAAACTGCTACTGATATTTTAAACTTACCATATAAAGAAGTAAATTACGGGGTTAATTTTAAGCATAAAAAACGACCAATTGAAGATAAATACATTTGTATCGCCCCTCATTCAACAGCAGCTTTAAAAGAATGGCCCTATAGTTATTGGGAAGAATTAGCTAAAATGTTAAATGAAGCAGGGTATAAAGTAGTAGATATATCTTATGAAGACCATAATAAAAAAAATATAATTAATATCCCAAAATTAAATTGGAATAACACTTTTAATTATCTATACCATTCGGAATATTTTATAGGATTAGGTTCAGGTATATCTTGGTTTAATTGGGCTATGAATAAACCTACTTTAATGGTAAATAATTTTTTACCTTATGGTTATGAATTTACTCAAGGTTTAACCAAAATAGAAGATTATTCTGTATGTAACAATTGTTGGGTAGATACAAGATTCCAATTTGATAAAGGAAATTGGGATTGGTGTCCGAGACATCAAAATACAATTTCCCAACATATCTGCCATAAAAATATCAAACCTCACAAAGTTTATAAAACTTTAATGCATTTATTAAAATTTAAATAATTTTATATATATTTATAACAAATTAAAACATGAATAAGTTATCTGAAAAAGAGTTGCAAGATTTAAATGAAATCCAACAACAAAGCAATAATATTATATTTTCACTAGGAGAATTAGTATTACAAAAAGAAGGTTTAGTGGATCAATTTAGAACACTATCCTCTAAACAAAATGAAATGGGAAAGTCCCTAACTGAAAAATATGGAGATGGTAAAATTAATTTAAATACAGGAGAAATTTTACCTACAAAAAAAGAAGATTTACTATCCCCATCTGGTTCCTAATTTTTTGAGGGACCCCTTAATATTTATAAATAAATATAATAAAATAAACATTATAAAATGGCAGAAACATTAATTTCACCTGGTGTATTGGCTCGAGAAAACGATCAATCTTTTATCCAAGGTCAACCCGTAGAAGCAGGAGCTGCTATCGTAGGACCTGCTGCTAAAGGTCCCGTTGGTATCCCAACTTTAGTAACTTCATTTAGTGAGTATCAAGCAGTTTTCGGTGGCGCAATTACTAGCGGTTCATCAGAATACACTTATTTAACCTCAATTTCAGCTAACAACTATTTTTCCCAAGGAGGAAAATCATTATTAGTAACTAGAGTAGCAAAAGGCAACTTTACAGATGCCCTTTCCTCAGATCTATATAATTCAGTTGAGACAGGTGAATTGGCACTCAAATCACTGTCCGTTGATGGTGGTATTGGTGGTGTAGCAAACCCATATAATGGTATTTCCTTAACAGGATCACTTGAAGGAACAGGTGCTACTGCTAATATAGTAAAAGGAATTGGACAAGGAGTTTTATCAAATGTAGCAGATGCTTTACTAGCTTCTATTACCACAGATTCCACAGGAGTCGCCGCTACTACTTATTCAGACGTCCCTACTACTACTAATGGTACAGGTTCAGGAGCTATATTACAAATAGCAGCTGATGGAACAATCACTGGAGTTAATGTAACAACTCAAGGAAGTGGTTATGCCGTTGATGATGAATTATACGTAACAGGAAGTGCTATAGGTTCATCTACTGATATAGTATTTAAATTAAGCCAAGGAAATGACTTTGAAGTAAGAGTAGATAGCTTTACAATAGCATCTAAAGGAGAAGGATATGCCGTAAATGAAGTAATTTCAGTAGGGTCAGCAGATATAGGGGGTGGTACAGACATTTCTTATACTTTAACTGCTGATGATATTGTAAACCAAGTTCCATTTGAACTATCAACACTATCAGAAGGTGTTATTATGAATAGTTCAGGTTCAGAAGTAGGAAACGGTGCTTTAGCCAATGGATCTGTAGATAATATCAGATATGAAATAGCAACATCAAATTCATCAGCTGGAACTTTTAGTTTACTTGTTCGTAGAGGTGATGATACTCATAAAAACAAATCAATTTTAGAAACATGGGGTAATTTATCATTAGACCCTAAAGCTCCTAATTATATTGAAAAAGTAATTGGTAACACTAGCTACTCAGTAGTATCAGATGGTGCTGATTCTTATGTACAATCATCAGGAGAATATATTAATAAAAGTAAATATATAAGAGTAAAATCAGTTACAGCTAAAACTCCAGATTATTTTGATAATGCAGGAACAGCTAAAACAGAATTTACCGCTAGTTTACCACAAGTAGGATCAGGCTCTTTTAGTGGAGCTACTGGAGATTTATTTGGTGCGGATGCTAAATTTTATGATAAAATTACACCAAGTGATATTCAAGGATTAGCTGCTACTGATTATAATTCATCAATTTCTTTACTAAGTAATAAAGATGATTATAAATTTAACTTATTAACAGCCCCAGGATTAAATCATTCTGACCACGGAACACAAATAACATCATTAGTTAATGTTGCAGAAAGTCGTCAAGACTGTATAGCAGTTGTAGATTTAGATGGATATGGAACACAAATATCAACTATGGTAACTAATGCAGCTGCATTTGATAGTTCATATGCTGCTACTTATTGGCCATGGTTACAAACAGTTGATCCAAATACTGGACAAGTTGTTTGGGTACCTGCCTCTACTATGATTCCTGGAGTATATGCATTTACAGATGCTTCAAGTGATGCATGGTTCGCACCTGCGGGATTAACAAGAGGAGCTCTTGGAAATGTAACTAAAGCAGAAAGAAAATTAACAACTTCAAATAGAGATTCTTTATATGAAGCTAATATTAACCCAATTGCTACATTCCCAGGAAGTGGAGTTGTAGTATTTGGACAAAAGACACTACAGAAACGAGCTAGCGCATTAGATCGTGTAAATGTACGTAGATTGTTAATTGCCTTAAAAGGATACATATCTCAGATATCTGATAATTTAGTATTTGAACAAAACACAATTGCTACAAGAAATTCATTCTTAGCACAAGTGAACCCATACTTAGAATCAGTACAACAAAGACAAGGATTGTATGCATTTAAAGTAGTAATGGATGATACTAACAATACTCCAGATGTAATAGATAGAAATCAACTAGTAGGACAGATTTATTTACAACCAACTAGAACAGCAGAATTTATTATGCTAGATTTCAATGTGTTACCAACAGGAGCAGTATTTCCTGAATAAAAACAAAAAAATAGAATATTTATAATAAAATAAAAACATAAAATGGCAGTATTAGATCCTAACGAAATATTTTACACGGCATTTGAGCCAAAACAAAAGAATAGATTTATTCTTTACGTTGATGGATTCCCATCTTACATCATGAAAGGTGTAGGAGCCGTATCTGTAAGCCAAGGTTCAGTACCTTTAAATCATATTAACGTACAACGTTATGTTAAAGGGAAAACAACTTGGGGTACAATTGAATTTACATTATTTGATCCTATCACTCCTTCTGGTGCTCAAGCAGTAATGGAATGGGTACGTTTACACCACGAATCAGTAACTGGTCGTGATGGTTATAGTGATTTCTACAAGAAAGACTTAACTGTAAATGTACTAGGACCTGTAGGTGATATTGTATCAGAATGGATTATCAAAGGAGCAATGATTACAGAAGCTTCATTTGGAGATTTCAATTGGGATACTGAAAACGCTGCTCAAGAACTTACAATGACAGTTCAACCAGATTACTGTGTATTGAATTTCTAAAAATTTACCCAACCCTCATACCTCAAAAAATTGCTTGGCTTCGGTCAAGCTTTTTTTTATATTAAATTATGTTACTACAAGAAATTAGAGCAAGACAGGCAATGATAGAATTGGGTGAAGATAATTATACTTTACAAATTGAACATTCAACTCCAATTACAAAAATTAATGATGTTGTATATAGTCTTATATTCCCTAAATCTTTATTAAAATATAATAATGTTGATAAAGATATAGATATCTTGTTTATAGGTTTGATTACTGAAAAAAGAAAATCATTTCTCTCAAACTTCCCAGATGCAACAATAACTTCATCAAATAGGGGTAGAAATATTAATACCAAACAATATGACATTGGTTACTTTAAAAATATGGCTCGCTCTAAATTTACATTGTGTCCTAATGGTGATTTTACTTGGACTTATAGATTTTTTGAAGCTATTATATTTAAGTCAATCCCTATTATAGAAGATTACACTTATCATTATAATGGGTATCATTATTATACAAAAGATGATAAGTTTATTTATAATGATATTTGGGTAGATGAAAATCTACATAAATTAAAAAAAGAAATGATGTTATAAAAATTGCTTGGCTTCGGTCAAGCTTTTTTTTATATTGGACATCAATACTAAAAGGAATAGTTCTTTGACATTTAAAAATAATAAGATATGGAAAATTTAGAATTTGTTTTAGGTGTCCTATCCACAGTAGGTGTATTCTTAGTAGGGTATGCTTCGATAGGAGTGTTTAAGGTGAAAACCAAAGTTAGAGATGTTAACCAATCTGTAGATAATGCTTATTTAGCTATGGATGAAATCGGTAAAGATTTTAATAATAATATTAATGATTTACGATTAGATTACCAAAATCAAATTGATGAAATTTATAGGCAAATAGATTCAAGATTTGATAAATTTGAAAATAAAATAAATAAATAATTACTAACCCGTTTTAAGAACTTTCCTTTTTAGTATTTATTAACGATAAAAAAGTTTTAATTAAATAAAGATTATGGCCGAATTTAAATTCCCAACCGAAGAAGTAGAATTACCATCTAAAGGATTATTATATCCTAAAGACTCTCCCTTATCAAGTGGTAAAGTTGAATTAAGATATATGACTGCTAAAGAAGAGGATATTCTAACAAACCAAAAATACATTCAAAATGGTACAGTATTAGATAAATTATTGGAATCACTAATAGTTAATAAAGATATAGATACTAAAGATTTATTTGTGGGTGATAAAAATGCATTATTTGTAGCAGCACGTATCTTGGGATATGGTAAGGATTATGTTGTAACAATTGCGGGTAAAGAAGAAAAAATAGATTTAAGTGAACTTGAAAATAAACCTATAGATGAAAGTTTATTTGAAAATGGGGAAAACAGATTTATTTATAAATTAGAAAATACCGGGACTGTTTTAGAATTTAAATTTTTAAATGGTCATGATGAAAAGAAAATTGAACGTGAATTAGCTGGCCTTAAAAAAATCCACCCTAATTCCTCTTCAGAACTAACTACTAGATTAAAACATGTTATTCTTTCAGTAGATGGAAAAGATGATTCTAAAGATATTAGGGAATTTGTTGATAATTATTTTTTAGCTAGGGATGCTAGAGCATTTAGACAATAT